TCTTGTTCAAACTCAGGCATACCTTTCCAAAGTTTCTTCCATTCTTTTTCACCTTGGTCAGAATACTTCTCTTTCTCATCTTCATCTAGATTCATGTGATCTAAAAGAGAAACAGGCTTATCATTTACTTTTTTCTCACCTATCAAATTCTGATACTGAGATGATTCTTCAATTTGTGTTTTTGTCATTTGTTTACACTCATATTTGTTTTACAATTATACCGCATTTATTTAGGAAAACGACACCACCATCATCACGATAATCTTCGCCATAGAATACTTCTTTAATGCCGCTTTGAAATATCATTTTAGCACACTCTATGCATGGAGAGCAAGTGATGAACATACTTGCGCCATCACCACTCTCGGTAGACTTAGCAAGTTTTGCAATTGCATTAGACTCTGCATGGAGAACTTCAGCTTTTGTTTTGAGTACAGGACCTTCGTGGGTATGTCCAACAACTTGTTCACAATCATTATCCCATCCACTTGGCATACCATTATAACCAATAGAAATGATGCGATTATCTTTAACGATAACAGCACCAACTTGTTTGCGTTTAGCAGTACTCAATTCAGCAAAGACTCTTGCAGTCTTCATGTATGCGCCAAGATATTTCTCTTTAATCATTATCAAATTTTTCAGTTTGTTCAAACCGTTTCTCTTGAATAGTTTTTTCTTTCCATACTTTTCTAGGATTTGCACACATCACGCAATTTGGATTTCCACAATCTAGCACATGATGTTTAGCTAATTGATGTGGTGATTCAACTGGTATGTTATACGCTTTTGCAATCTTTAATTGTTTTCGTATTGCGTTTTCGTCTTCAAGGATTCGCTTAGATTTTTTAAATTTATCTTCTTCGTTACTCATGTTCGACTCCTTTTAAATATTAGATTTTCTTCACCTTACGTTTTAAAATCATGCGTTTACGCAATGCACGTTGCGTTTCGTATTGTGAAGCCTTTTGAGTATACACTTTTCCAAGCATATGGTCAAATTCATGTAATGCGATTCTGGCAGTCATACCAATAAACTTTTCAGTTCTCATTTCTCCAGTTTCATCTTGAAATCGAATACGTACTGAGTCTGGACGTTTAACGCTTAGATACAGTAGGGGAAAACTCAAACAACCTTCTTTCATTGAAAGTTCTTTGTCTGATACATCAACTACTTTTGCATTGAATACTGCATATGGTTTCTCACCAGTTCTCATAACAAAAACACGATATGGTTGCCCAACTTGATTTGCTGACAATCCAAGTCCATCATTCTTAATCATCTTGTCATGCAATGATTGTGCAAACTCTTTTGGATCGAATGGTGGATTATCAAAATCAAACTCTTTGCATTCTTGCAAAAGAACAGGTGATGATTCTGAAACAAATTCAAGGTTCATGTGTTTCTCCTAATACATAATTCTCTGCATAATTTTGTGCTTCATCTTGCGTTTTAAAGAATGCAACAAAGTAAGACCCTGTTTCATTTCGCATTCTAACTTTATAGAATTTCTCATCTAAGTAGATATGCGCTTCTCTGTCTATATCTGTTCCATAATATTCACTAAGTATTTTCATTTTATTTCTTTCTTTCGAGTATTAAATGAAATTGAAATTCTGTCTTCATTTACATTTAAATTTCTATCAACAGAGTGTTCGATCCATGATGGAAATATAATCATCATATTTTCTTTACATGGAAATATTAAATTAGGACCCAACCAAGAAAGATAACGCAATTCATTTTCTCTAATATGCCAATAATTCAAATAACATTCCATCAAAGGAGCAATTGGATTTTTTAATTTAATATTTCCACAATTTTCAGGAGTTTTAACATAAAATGTTCCAGATAAAATTGACCCATGATGAAAATGTGGAACATTATAGTTGCCATATTGATTTATGTTAATCCACAAATTATCAATATTCAATTCAGGAATAATACCAATACTGGAAGAAACTTTGTTTATTCCGATACGAATTTCATCAAGAAGTTTTGTGAATTCTATATTTTTAATTGATTTTATATCAACATTATCACTTTGCCAACCGCCAACATTACTTATTTCAATTTTAACATTCGTGTTATTTTTTAAATTGTAACAAAAATCTGCAATCGAATTAACATCAAGTGTTAAAGTTTCGGTGGAAAATGGTTGAGAAAATACTCCATGTACGTCATATGAATTCATTTTGCAATCCTCGAAAAGTTATTTACTTTCTCAAATCTAATCACGTTTGCAAACTTATCTTGTAGAATATCACCTTTGTGTGATATGACAAACAGATTAGAACCTTCAAGCATGTTTAGAATCTTCATCAAGTCTTCTGTGCCATTTGTGTCTAATGATGAATCAAAAATCTCATCAAGAATCAATATGTTTGTGCTGGCGCTGTTCTTCAGTTTGGCAACTGCTCTCCATGTCAACATCAATGCCATATCAATACGTTGCTTCTCACCTTCGCTGAATGATGCATATGTAAAATCATCACGGTGGCGAGACTTGATTGTTTCTTTGAATGATTCATCAAGATTAAAGTTTACAAAAAACTCTAGTGAAGCAAGATACTTATTAACCAACTTGTTGATGACTGGTATATATTGACGGATAATTTTCGTTTTGATACCTGTATCTTTTAATAATGTCGTTGCAACTTCATAATACAAACGTTCTTCAGAGATGATTTTAATCTCAGACTCCAACTCAGCAAGTTCTTGATTCAATGCTTCGAGTTTTGTTTCTTCAGTCTGCAAGTCATCTTTGACTAATGATAATCTTTCAATTTCTTTCTGAACACTTTCAATGTATCTACGATTTGCTTTAATCTCACTTTGTTCAAACGTCAATTGTGAATTCAATGTTTGAATCTGTTCTACAATCTTTTCGATTTCATCATGTCTAACATTAAGTATAGTAATCTCTTCATCAACTTTCTTCAATGCATCATCAACCTCTTCGAGTTTTTTAGTTCGCTCTTCAATGATGTGCGATTTGTATTCATCACCAATTGTTTGCTTACATGTTGGACAATCATTGTTGTCGTGATAAAATGAAATATCAGTATTGACTTTCTTGAGTGTTTTACCTAAGTTCAATTTAATGCCTGAGAACTTTGTTATCTTACCATCGACTTTATCTTTGTCTGAAATTTGTGTACACAAATCAGACAAACTTTGGTGTAATGTTGTGCAGTTCGTTTCACTCTCAGTAACTAAATGCTGAGTGTTGGCAATGTCTTGTTGCTTAGATGAAAGTTGTGCGGCATTGCTTTTGTTCAACGAATCAATAAATTGAATTTGATATTGAATCTTTTCGCCTTTCAAATCAACCGCATACTTTGTTTGCGAGTGTCTTTCTTTCAGCAATAAAAACTTATCTCTAAGCACACCATTCATACGTGAGAAGATTTGAATGTCCAACAAGTCTTCAATGATAGAACGTCTATCGCTTGCAGATAATTGCATGAATGGAGTAAATGATGCTGAACCCAACAGAACGATTTGAGTAAACGATTTGTAGTTGAGTTTGAGAATGAATTTCTCTAGATGTTCTTGATAGTCTTTGACTGCGGCATCTTGATTGATTAGGTGACCATTGCAGTAAATCTCAAATAAGTTGGGCTTAATACAACGAACAATTTTATATGATTTGTTACCAGCATCAAACTCAATTTCTACAGTACAATCTTTTTGGTTGATTGTATTGACAAGTTGACCTTTGTTGATATTGCGAAAAGGTTTACCAAACAGCACAAAGCACAATGCATCAAGCATTGTTGATTTACCAGAACCATTAGAGCCAACAATCAACGTGGTGTTGTTGCTGTCTAAATTAATTTCTGTAAAGAAGTTACCAGTTGAAAGAAAGTTCTTCCATTTTAAATTACGAAAAATTATCATTCAATGTTTTCTGTAGATAGTGCCTCAACGTAAAGTTCACGCATCAATGTTTTAAGTTTGTTTGTGTCAGAAATATTTAGACTCTGTGCATCAATAAATGTGGAAAGAATTGTCATGGTGTCTTGTGCTTGGTCAACAATATCATTATCAGTTTCTTCATTCAATTCTGTAAAGTCTTCTACAATTGTTACATCAACAGGACCAACTTTATAAATTTCATCAATCAGCTTTTCAAACAAGTATGGGTCTTGCTTGTTAGCAACAATAACTTTCACGTAAGCATTTGCATACACAGAAAAGTCCATGTTCTTCAAGTCTTCAATTTTTAATTTGTCTGTGCTACTGTTATCGTCATAGTGTACTTTGTAAAACATTCGATGAGGATTCTCTACGAACGTTGTCTTCATT